AAATCCAGATCTACCTTCATCTCTTAATTTTTGTATGTTAAACTGCGGGGGTATTTGAGAATTTTCTAAAAATGGATCCATCCAATTAAAATCGTCATTTACTATTTCATCTTCCATAAAAGGTATATAAGGAACTTCATCATATTCACCTAAACCTTCTGGAATCCAGCTTCTATCACTTGGTAATGGTTCTCTTTCTTTTCCCTCCATAAATTTTAATGGACCTGGCAAAGCAAGTTTCATTAATCCTTCAAGTTTATCACCCCAAGGTTCACCAAATTTATCTACATACCAATCTCTTCCATACCCTTCTTCATGGAAAGGATTCCACTCTGTTGCTCTTACTGCAGCTTGATTTTTTCCTGTAAATAAAGATCCAACATCCCGGAGAAATCCTTGTGACTTTGCTGGGTCTGTAAATAATGTTCTTCCGATTCTTCTTGCCCCTGCTGGCAATCCGCGTGTATCCAGCATCCTAGCGCCACCCCCACCAATCATATTATTTATTGCCATTTGGTACATGTTACGGGGTTCTTCTTGATCCGTAGTTAAAAAATCTCGGTTACCTTTTAATTGTGTTAATGTAGGTTTTATAGATCTAAGATTTTCTTTGTTCTGATACCACTCAGCAGGACGAGACATCGCCCACTGAGGATTCTCCACAGTAGCACGGCGTTGGCGTACCTCATTGGCACGCCTAGCGCCTTCATTGTGTAAAAATGCTGATCTATTGTCTTGCATTATGCACCTATCATTGAGTTGAGCACAACAATAACAATAACTGCAACGATACCGGCTTTAATCCAGTCCTTCATTTTCCAGTCACTCCATTCTTTTAGATGTGCCCAAATGTCTTTCAATAAATTCATTTGTACCTCCTATTCATTATGTTTAATGGGGATTCCCCCACTTGGGTATCCATCTGAATTTACCCAAGATTCTGTATGAAAACTGTAGTCATCAACTGCTCCTCCAGATTTCATTTTCTTTGTTTTTCCACCCTTCTTATAACCAGTCATATTCACTTTCTGTCCAGTTTTCTTTGCATGCGACTGGGCTTGATGAACACCAACAGAAGTATATGGAAATTTTTGGTCACCTACTTTTGGCATTTTTCCTCCTTTGTTTTTTGCAATTGTACTTCCATGTTCGTTTGTCCACTTCCGTGCCATTGCTGGTTTATTCGCCCACATCCAATTCCTTTGCTTTTCCGAACGAAAAGGCATTAGTGAATTGTTGGTGTAGGGTAATCTTTAAACTGCTTCAACATTTCATCTGTTGCAATAATACTATCAGCAACTGCTTCAAACATTTGTACTGTATCCATAGGCCCTAATCCTTCTAAATACATATTACGTGTAACCGCCATTAAAGATGAGCACACCAGCATATAATCTTCAGAATTTTTAATTTCTGAACGTGCTACTTCCTCAATCTTCTGCATAGCATCACTTATTTTAGTTAGCTTTTTTTCCATTTTGTTTGGCATTATTTTTTGCTATCCTTTCGGCTGTTTGATCCTTCATTGCCTCACGCGCTGAAATCATATTTTCTTTTAAAATGGAAGTTGCTTCTGCATTAGACTGTTTATCAGCATCTGCTGCAACTTTCATTAATTCAATACTTGTATCGGCCTCCAGTTTGTCACGATCTAGATCCATTTTTTCTGAATCCATCGCAATATCTTTTGCTAGTCTAGCCTGAGTTTCCATTGCTTTCAAGTCAATTTCTTGTTGCTTTAATTTAACCAGTGGATCTTTAGGCTCTTGACTCATACGTGCTTCTTCATCTTTAGCTAATTGTCCTGTTAACTGCGCTTCAATTTGTGCCTGCTCAGAAGCAATTTGATTTGTCAATTGATCATTTTGTTGCTGTAGCTGCTGCATCAATTGTTGGTTGCCTTGTTGTTGTGCTTGTTGCATTGCTTGTTGTAGTTGTTGAACTTGTTGTTGATATTTTTGATTCATTTGTTCACCAGCCATTAATGCAATATGTTCTGATATATGTGATTGTAATAAAGAAAACAACTGAGGGTTAATTTGAACCATTCTTGTAAACATAAATTCTGAGTGTGCACTTATATGTGCTTGATGATCCTGCATTGGAAATGCCTTAGGTGCTTGACCTTTCATTGCCTGCCCATTTTCTGTAGCCGGACCAGTTGGTGCCGGTAAATCAGGATCTGGTTTTAAAATTGCATCAACATTATCAACACCCATTGCTGCATACATTCTTCTATATGCTTCACGTAAATTATGCATTTGTGGATTTGATTGTGCTAATTGTAATTGTTGTTGAGCCAATGTAATTCGCTGTGCCATTGAAAATATATTGGGATCAGAAATAGGTAGTATATCAACACGCTCATCAAAGTCTTGTTGTTTTATCATACGATTTCCACCAACCACTTGGTATGGATATTCTGGTGGTAAATATAATTGGAAAACACGTGCAAGCATTGAAAACTCTTCACGTTGACCGTAGTGTAATCTTTTATGTATTGCACTCATGACTTTGGTTCCACGCTCTAATAGAGCAAGTGTAGTTCCAACTGGGTTTTGTTCATTTCCTTCACCCATTTTCATATCAGCAATAGCTGCAAAAGATTTTCCTGCATCAACAGCAAAACCTAATAATGCAAATAAAGTTTGTGATGGTTCTTTAAATGGAAGTGGTAGTAATGATTCACGAATTGAATTACCCGTTACATCCACGTCTCTAAATTCACCTGGCTGTAATGGTTCATCATGATCACGTATACGCATTCCACGCGCTTTAAATCCTGCTGGAAGATTGGCAAGAGTACCTGCATCAATTAACTGCCGCAAAACACTTGTTGCAGTTCTTGACAATCCACCTAGCATGTGGATCAGACCAAATCCATAGAAGCCTAATCCTGGGAGGAATTTAAAGTGTACAAAGTATGTAATCTTTTTCATGTTTTGATCTTGTTGATTCCAATTTCTTCTTATTGATAAAATAGTAGATGAATATTTATCAATAGTAACAATGTATGGAAGCTTAATTCCATTTGGATCTTCAAATCCTGGGACATCTGCATTAACATGCATTTCTAAAATTTCATGTTCATCATCATCGTTGGCGTATTCTTTTTCTACACCTTCAAGTTCATTAACTTTTTCAGTTACTTCAGATGTATTGACAGTGCCACTTGGTAGTTCAACATCTTTATAAAATCCACTCACCTGTAATTTACGTACATCATTATTTGTCATTTTAACAACATGAGTAATACGATCAGCTGTCTCTAAATCAGTTGACATATAGTTTACAACAAGATCTTCACTTGTAACAAACTTCGATACAGCACGCTTCATGATTGGACAGAAATAAACTTTTTTAAATGCTGAACCGGAAAGTGGAAGGTAAAATAATAATTGATCCATTTCAGGGTCAAATTCTTTCATTACCGTTGTGATCTGATAATTCATATAATCTTTTACACGGTCAGCTTGGTCCATAACTTCGGGTGTTTGTAAACCTACTACTTGGGTGCGTACGGGGCCGCTTGGGGGGAGGAGTTCCTTATAAGCTTGGGCTTGAAACTGTGTAACAGATTCAGCTAATAAAGGATGTACGACCCCTGATGCACCTTCGAACGGTTGTGTTCGGTCTTCATATTTAAAACCTAACATATCAAGTCCTTTGACATAGGTATCTTCCCAGTCTTTTCTAGACTCTTTATCCGCTTCGAATGCTCCCACAAGATCATTAGAGAACTTGCGAGATTGGGTTTCATCGATGTACTCCGCTAGGTTTCCATCGAATGGAATTTGTGATTGATCGATTGGTGCATTCGGATCAAAATTGACCTCTGCACCACCATCAGGTGTTTCTGTTAATTCTACGTCTGATTCAAAATTTACTACTTGCTCAGGTAATTGAACTTCGGTTCCTACACCTTCAATATCCAATGCACCTTGCAATGCTTCTAGAGCTTTATCTATATTATTATTTTGATTCTTTTTTGCCATCTATCTCCCCTTATAGTGTTGGCACAACATCTTTAAAGATGCCGTCCGGTAAAGGTCCTTTTTCCGGTGGAGTGGTTTTTGTTACCCCTCCCTCTTTATACGCCGGAAGACCCTTGCTTATTTTCTCCAGTGCCTTTTTGTTTCCTTTCAACATCAACGCTGGAACACCGAAGTAAGAAGATGATTTTTCATCACCATATCTTCCTCTTGATATTCCTGGCCCTTGAATACTTGTCTCAACTAAATCTGCCCCACTTTTTGATTTAGCCTTTTTAATAGCATTCTTTAATATTTGACCATACGCAATTATATTACCTTGGTAATCTTTGTTTCCACGCGATAGACCAATATTTTTAATTGTTGGTGTTGAAAACGCCACGCCGTCGTAATTACCATCTTTTGCTACGCGCAGCAAGTACTTAATTGCAAATTCCATGTAATCCTGTGAATCTTTAAATGGACCTTCAGGAATATTACTTGTATTCTTTCCTAAGTTTGAAGCTTTATCTGCTTCAATACCTCTAATCATATCTTTTTGTTCATAAAGTTTTGCTAGTTTTGGTGATCGTGGATTAGTCTCCAGTAAACGATCTATTTGTCGTTGTATGTTAGCCATTTGTTCCAAGTTTGATTGATTGGATTTTGCCACCGCAACATCTAAACGTGGAAAATACTTTCCTTCTTTTCCAACTTTCTTTCCTGTCTTATCCGCTGCACGAATAGCCGCTGAAATAGGTTGGTGCATATCTGATTGAAACTCTTCTACAAATAATAATTTATTTCCGTATTCATCCACGCGGTCACTTACACGTGCATGCATAAAAGCATTCTCACCCTTTGCCGATCCAAATGAATGAGCATAACTATATTTAGGTTCATTTTTACGTGGACCTTTTGGTTTCCATCCAAATAAAAATTCACGGTAATTCTTACCAGACGTGCTTCCAAATACTTGTGAACTTGAATGTGAAGGAGAACCAACAAAAGCTGAACCCTCCATACCAACACCACGTTGTCTTGTTTTAGATAACACGTCCGTCATTACTTGTTTTATTTCATAAGGAACAGAAACATTATTAGCTGGAATTCCTTCTTTAGTTACATTTTTAATTCCGTAAGCATTCTCAAAAAGATTATCTAAATTTTTTAATGCGGCTAAACCAGCTTTATCATCAGTAATATTACTTGTTTGTGCTTGTAAGAAACGAATAATTTTTGCTGATTCTGGAGAGAAGACAGTTGGATCCACATTTTTTAAACTATCAGAAATGTTAAACGCATCCCTAAAATCTCTACCTGTTACTTGTACATCAAAATCAGGGACCATCTCGTCAAACTTATTAATCAGATCATTCTTTGAAACTTTATTTTTTGTATTAGCACTAAGCCACGGTCCAAGTGATGTGTCCATCATTTCCGCGTCACGTATGCCACGGGCTTTTAAAAACTGCATCCATTGCTGTCCTGTCATAATTGGTGGACCTTGTATAATTTCTTCACGCGAACGGAAGAACATTGCTGGTGCGTCTGTATCTACTTGACTAGGTGTATCAGTAGACTTA